TTTGCGTTAGCAGCCTCGCTGCCCAGCTGAGACAACGACGACCTGTTCACGCCTTGCCCAATGTTTATAAGGTCGGACATCAACGCCTGATTGTTTTCGCGCTGCGCAATACGTGCGTCTGATATAGCTTGAATTCCGCCCAACGTATTTTGCCGTTGTAGTCCACGCTCTTGCTGTTGCAGTTGAGCAGGAGTTAGATTCGCCCCAAATCGAGAGACGCTACGTGCTGCTGATTGACGCATGACCTCTGGGGCCGCAGCCGAGTCTTCTCTCGCAGCGTCAATCAAGCTGGTATCGTTTTGCGCTTTGTCGAGCAACTGCTCTTCATAAGGTCGATAGTTTCTTACGTAATCCACATAGTCTTGGCGAGTGATACCCGCGTAAGTAGCTTCTGGGTCAGTGACACTAGGTATACCTGCTATTGAATTTTGGTCGTTGTAACCTACGCGAGGTATTTCCATATCTAAGCTCCGCGTCGCTGTGCGTCGTCTATCGCGCTAGTAAACTTTTGGAAGAATTTGCCTGACTTGCTTCCTCCTAGCCCCTCTTCGTCTGCCCCGAACTTTTCGCCGTAAGCAGACATACCGGCCTTGGCTATTTTTCCAATTGCTTTCATCTTAGCGCCGCGTACCAAATTGTTATTCTTCGCCCTGTTCAATGCGTCACTTGTTGCGAGCCTTGACGCTTGAGCCATGCCTGATTGCGCATCAGCTGCTTGACCACGAGCTGTGCCTAAGACACCTGTTTGCATAGTGTTCTTTATCTTCCCTGCGCTTTTTTCTGCTATGCCCATCTGTCCTGTGAGTGCATTAGCGGCAAGCCCAGCTCTCTCCGTAGCCTGAGTATCTGCAAAAGTGGTGCCTTTCGTCAGTGCCTGCATGGTGTCGGCATTTGCGCGGCTACGAAGCTGCCTTCTGTTATCGTCAGAGAAAGATTGGTCGCGCATGTTTTGTAGCAGAGGGTCATATTTCTGCTTGAAATAATCTCGTTCTGCTTTAGCTACACCCGCAGATGTCTTCTCTGCTTCGCTCGCTTGATAGTCGCTCTTCTTTGGCTTGCTACCCATCTCTACACCTCTAATCGATACACTACGGTGTCTACTTGCCACCCAGCGCTTACTAAAATTTGTCTCATCTCAGGGAGCGGCGTTCTTACTTCAACGGCTTCCCAACCCATGTCTCTGGCTACCTTTTGAAAAAAGGGGTAGTACATAAGTACGTTCTTGTTTCCGCGCTTATGAGACCAAGCCAACCAAATCAAAAGTGTTTTATTACCTGTAAACTCATCTACCTCAGTAGTAGAAATTACAAATCCTTCTGGGGCTTTCCAGTAAACCGCTTCGCCAGATACCACTGCCGCATAAACGTCTTCTGCTCTAAAAGATAATTGCGGGTAATCCTGTATAAGCCTCTGTATAGCAACACCGACGCTATCCCAGTCTTGACGAATATCACCAACAACTGGTTCAGGCGCTCTTTCATCTTCTCTTTGCGTACCCAGTATCCGTAATCCTGTAGATGCCGCCTGCTCCGCCATACCTAACCTTCCTAGCTACTCTCGTTTCTTTTTGTAATGCACGCCCTTCCGCAACTGCTAAGCCTTCTAAGAACAAAGAGCCATATACTTGCGCGCCTGGATAATCCGTCCATTCACGACCGGGAATACGAAGTAATCGATACAGCGCACCGTTTACTATGGTGTCGCGGTAATCATTCATTACATCGTCGTCGCATGAACTAGACTTATAAGTAGGCTTGAGCACAACGCGTAGCAATATGCTGCCCACTTCGGTAGCACTTGGAACTGGTACTAAATGGAACAAAGAGGGTGACTGTTTTACAAAGTACTCTGGTGTACCTTGATGCCCTTCTAGCCGCCACTTAGGTTTACGTTGCTCAATCAAAGCTGTAGTTGAAGCCTCAAGATCCGCACCGTTATAAGTAACCCAAATGATTTCATGAACCGTTGTACCTGAAGGTGCTTCTAGGTCGTACTCATACAGGTTCTTTACGGTTGTAATTGGGTCTAGCTCAGCTTGATATACTTTTGACTTCTCACACAGCTCGATTACAGCGGCACGGATATTTTGCTCAATGAGCGTATCTGTGCAGCTTGGCACCATTGGGATGATCTCGGATAAAAGCGACTCGTAAGCAGCCATTTATTAACCCCGCATCTGCTGAGGAGAAATAGTAGTCTGCCTACCCATATCTGTATTAGGTGAGGTAACTGCATCAATTTGGCCTTTCCCAGTAACTGAGCCAAGGAATAAATTGTAATGCGTACTCGCTCGCTGATTATTACCTGCGTACTCAGCGTCCTTCGTATAAGCGCGGAACAGAACATAGTCCGTCACAGCATTTGCATAAATGTCAGGAATACTTAAATTGCCATTTTGCGCCACAGTTGTGGGGTTAGCAGAGTAGATGATTTCAACGTATGAGTTACCGGCAACGCCGGGATAGACATAAAAGTTACGTGGGTTCTGCTCATCATAGATATAGTGCTTAATAACAGCAGTGTGCGCAGCGTCACCCGATACAGTTGGGTTATGCCAATCTGGTGTTTGGGCATCAAGTATCTCGCGGGATACAAGACGCACAGATCGTTTCCCTGTGCCGCCAGAAGCCGCAGACATATTTCGCACCACGCGTAACAATCTATTGCCAGCCGATGGAATATCCTGCTTCGTTCCCGTAGCTAAAGTTACTGTTGTATTTACGGCGCTTGCATCTGGCTTGAGCAAAGCTATCTCTCTTTGCGCATCGTTTACAAACAAAACTAATTCAGTAACAACGGGCCACCTAATGCCAGTAGTGTCTTGTAGTATTGTCTGAGCACGATCAATAACGCTCTGTACAGTAACTGTCATATCAGCCTCTAACTATTGAGGGCTTCTTCCCAAGCTGCTTCGCGCTCGCTGGTAGAAACCGTGCGGCCTATGGCCTTATTGACGACGTTAGCCTTTGGACTACCATCCGTTTTAAAGTTAACTGGATCACCTCCTTCTATAAGAGCTTCCATAACTGAAACCAGCTCTGCTGATGGGATGCCTTCTTCTGGGGGTATATCTTCCCCGTAGTAAGTACCTCTACCTCCGGTAGATTCTTCGACAGGTTGCTCTTCTACAACCTCGTCTGTTTTGCTTTCGGACACCAACTTAGCGCCCATCTGCATTGCAATTAATCCTATTTCGTCAGCACACTCGACCGCTTCGTTTGCAGTAAGTACAAACACGCCGCCTGACAGAGTGGCTACCCGAATATCTTCTTTAGAAACAACCTTCATGGTTTAAACCCTTTGATTCTTAGGTACAAAAAAGACCCCCTCCTGAGAGGGGGTCAAGCCGCTTATACAGCGGTATCTAGCGCGATTACACCGAAGTCTTGTACATTGCCACTTACGTCGCTGTTGTACTTAGGCTTGCGTAAACCGAAGATCTTACCGATAGAAATACCAGCTTGGTTTGAGTAGTCGAAGGTGTCTTCAACAATCTCAGGGTTGCCAATATCAGCCATCGCTAGAGCTTGTGCGCCACAGAACAATGCACGAGCACCGTCTACGTTTGCACCTGCGCCCCACTTGTAGCCAGCAGCGCCAGCGTTACCTGATGCACCACTTGTAGCGCCTGATGTGTTAAACACATGGCGGAACTCGTGGATCATCACGCCGTCTACCATCAAGCTGCTTGAACCTGAGAACAGGCTGTTAGCTTGACCGCGAACACCAGCGTTACGAACGTTAGCTAGGAATGAAGCGTCTAACTTCAAAGCAGCCATTTGCTGAGGTGTTACAAACATGTGGAAGACTTCTTCGTTACCAGCACCACGTAAACCACGGATGTAGTTGTCTTTGGCGAAGGCTTTCAAGTTGACGATACACTCGTAAGAGATCTTGTCGGCAGCAGCAACAGCGTTAGTTGCGCCAGCTACCAAACCGTCAGTCGCATCCCAGCGACGGTGACGAGCACTCGTAGGAGCAGAAACGTCTGAAGCAAACTCAAGGTCTACTAGTTCGTGACCAGCAGTTCCAGAAGTAGCTCTCAAGGCACCGTTTGTTTTGCTTGTATAAGCAACACCAGACAGTGTTAAGAAAGCCAACTGATCCATGCGGTCAGCCATTGCGTATGCAAGTGCGTCACGAGATTGCTCACGGAAATTAACAACAGTCTTCTGGTCGGTCATACGTCCAGCGATGCGGTTAGCAAAGCGTAGTTGATCCAACTCGATGGTGATGTCGTAGGCGCGTAGCGCTTCTTCATTACCTTCTAAAGTGTTGTCGCCAGTGATACCGTCACCAGTCATGTCAGCAAGCAACGTAATGTTTGCCTTAGTACCTTTCTGGCTCTTGGTTAGTTCAGTGATACGCTGAACCATTGCGTTCTGACCAGATCCTGCGAACTGGTTGATGAAAGACATGTTGCGTGCGACTTTCCAAAAGTCACGGCTCCACGCCTGTAGTTGATCGCCCGAAAGCGTTCCGAAGTTCGTTAAAGCCATTTTGGCCTCCAATAATAGACATATAAGTTTTGTTAGTGCATAGGCACTATTCATATAGCCGACTTCTGGAGCGGCTAGACCGTTCCCCGTATCGTGAGGCGACGAACTAGCGCTTATTAACGAGGGGCGACCTCGGAAGGTTTTACGCCTTTACAGGCGGTTTACGTTTTTTACGTGTACGACACGAACCAATCTCGCATGGTCTGGCGATTAGTGAATATTAGCATTAGTACTATAAGTAGCAAGCATAATTTCTACTACCATTTAACTTTATTTGCCCAATATGCTGCGGACATTTTGCCTTTAGCAATATTCCTACCGTGTCTGGATTTGAAGCTTTTACGTTTTGCTTTCATCTTGTCAGACTCACCGGCTTTTGGTTTACCTGCGGTACTTGCGCCCTGCTCACCAAAGCGAATTGTCTTTATCTTTTCCCCTTCTTTAGCCACAACAATATGCGACTTCTTAGGGTGATTGGGTGTTCGCTTCGGCTTATTAAAACCAGAGACACCTGCTCTGGCTAACCTTGGATCTTTCATAAATCAGTCCCATGTCTTGGTGGATTCACGTACCTTTTTCGGGATGCAATACGCGGTAATATTTTTTTGCTTTTGGCGGCTCTGGCCTAAATTGACCTGCCCCGACTCGACGTAATATGCGAACTTATTACAGACCGTGACGCTCCTGAAAAAGAACTCATCTTTTAATGGCTTGTTATCAATGATGACAACAAGCAGGAACGCCATGATCATTAGCTTGGCCTATATAATGTCGCCACGCAGCCGCTTTAAGGTGGCCTCTGGCAAAGCGTTAAACTCGTCTTCCGACATTGATGCTACGTCTAGCGCCTTCTCGCCATGATTAGCTGAGCTTTCACCCGGCAATTCTGGGGGTTGCGCGTCAGCGGCTCTTAGCTTCCTAGACACTTCAGCTCGTTTCTTGGCTACTTCATCAGCGCGTTTTGCCGGAGCCTTGCTACCACTCAGTGCAGAAGCTTCGTCACCTGACTCAACTAAGTCATAACTTTTCACAACAAAATTTGCCGCCTTGCCTAAAGCTTCAACCGCCCCAAGCCCCTGCGTAATAAACGCATCGCGCAGATCGATTACTTCTTGGGTGTACTCAGCGTTATAAGACTCAGAGTTCTGGTCGAAAACTGGGAAGTTGACCTCCAAGTCAGTCGCAGCCGTCTGCAAAGCAGTAGCTTGCTGATTTTGATTGACCGTCTGTGTCATTTCTTGACGCATCTCGAAAGCCATCTGCTCTCGTTCTGCTTTCCGCATCTCTTGGCGTAACGCTGCTGCCTTTTCTGCTTCGCCATCGAGCACTAGAGTCTGATACTCCACTTCCTTAGTGGCAAAGTCGTACTCTTCTGG